GGTGTTTTACCTATACTAAAAAAACGCCCACCTTTTGATAAATTACACTTTTGGCATAATACTTGTAAATTCTGGTCATTATCAGTCCCACCGAGCCTACGTGGGATTATATGATCCACGTGCAGCTTTCCGTTATCTTGTCCGCATTGTTGACAACAGTATGAATCTCGCTTGAGTATCCTTTGCCTAATTTTCGCCCATTGACTTGAAGTTCCGTTATCGACAGCGCTACTCATTAGTGCCACCCCTTTTCCTTGAAGTGTTTATATGCTAGGCAATAGTCACCTGAATAGCGAGCCTTTATGTATCTGATACCCCAGTCAATCTGAGTGAAACCATCTAAGTTCTTTAGCTTCTCATTACGAAGCTGTGGTATGCCGTAGTGTGACCCGTTCTTAGCTCTACTATCGAACTTAGATTCCGCCATGTATAACGCGTAAGCGCATTGGTAATGCTTATCTTTAATGACTCTAGTATGTAAATAGAGCTTGAATCTATCTTTAGATGATTGTGTATCAGCCCATGTTGGACTCGGTATAGCCACCGCTAAACATAGTACGCCCGATAGTAAGGCTCGCCGCGAGCTAGCCCGTCGTCGGGCTCTCGTCGAGAGAGTGGATCGTACCGACCTAGTCAAATAGGTTGCAAGCATGAGCGTATTCTTGGGCGATTCCCACAGGCTGTGGATAACTTTCTTTAACTGTGGATAACTATTCATCGCACTCATGCGCTTTCGTATAGCTGAAGTCACAGTAATAGCAGCCCATAACTTCACCGCATGATCGACAGGTATATCGGAACATAATCTCATTACAGCAAAGAGCCAGGTAAGTTCTATCGCTGATCTTGTAATACTGATTAGCAAACGGCATTACTTATCACCGCCCCAGCCAGTACCGCGAAAGATAACCGCTGGAGCTGAGAACACTCGAGCCATCGGGTAACTACAACATAGGGGCGATAGATCGCTGTTGCTCGGTATTGAGTGGCTCATCTCAAGCTCGCCACCGCATTGGTCGCACCTGTAAAGGTAACTAGGCATTGACTACCTCGCCGCCTACGGATATATAACTAAAGTCGCAGTTCTGGCACATAATTTGGGCGATGGGTACGACGCCTGTTAGCACCATTACCTTGATGTCTGGCGCTGTTTCGCACCCGCATTTAATCATTAGCTGTTTCATGTATTACTCCCGACTAGGCATACTCCGAGAGTGCCGCATACTGTGCACTCAAGCGTTTTCACGCCTGGCGGTAGTAAATCGGTGACAATTCGTTCGACCTGTAACGTTTCGCGCTTACAGCGCCTACACTCAAATTTCAATTTGTCCATAATTAGACTCCCTTAGATTCTCCATTGAGTTTAAATTGTGTTGACTGACCCACCATGAGTTGTCTTTGTCATGCTTGAAACGACTTGTCTTAGCTGCTCGAATTGGAATCCAGCCTTTGACGTAGTAAGTCGGAGATTCGCCTACGACTAAAACGGCTAAGTCCTCGACCCTATCCCTTTCCCTTAAGATTAAGTGTCCATCTAGCCATTTCGTATGTTTGATTTCAATTCGGTTTCCGACATCGGCTCGAATTTTAAACTTGTCTAGCTCGAGCTTAAAGTCTTTGATTCCAAACCATTTAGCAGCTGCTATCTCAGCCCCTAACGCCTCAGCTGTACGACGAATCGAGTCATGGATATTGCCCCGAGCTGCCTGGTCATGAAAGTAATAGTTCTCCACCCCTTTAGATTCGCAAAGGAACGCGGCTGCCGCTGCCTGGATTTCCTCATCTGTTGTAAGCGTGATTTTTGTTATTCCCATGTCGCACACGTCCGAACATTGTCTGGGCATACCCAGCCCTTGTAAGGCTTGCCAGTCTTACCGACTCCCTCTTTCCGAATCATTACGCCATGAGCGCATGATCGACCAGTAAGTATTCCGCCTATTTCGGCGACAGCTTGAGTCATGTCCCAGGGATCATAAGAGCCGTTAGGTAGCCCCGCCTCTTTCGGTGCGGCAACGACTGGACGTTCAACGCGCTTCATTTCCTCGAACGATGGTCGATTTTGATTTTCGCTAAATTTGCTTAAGCCGCCAGTATGTAAAGCTCTACCGATTGCGGAAGTGCTTCCGTTCTCGAGCGGAAAGCGATTAGCGCTTGATCTTATTTCCTCGGCGAAATCTGTTGCGAAAGGTAACTGATCTGTTATCTCTTTGTAGATGTCCGTCTGGACGATGTAGCGAGTGCCGTCCTGGAATATGATCTTTACGTCGATTCGACCATTAGGATATTTAACCCAGAATTTTTCTATGCGTTCGGCTACGGATTCGTAACCCTCTAGTGGGATTGCCATTATTTCGACCACTTATATCTTTTAGTGGACATCGGTTTTCTATAACCTAATAAAATGCGACGTTCCGCGCGATTAAGCCAGAGTTGCTTATCCTCGATCCACATTACAAGCTCCGAACGTAATCTGTAGCTGCTCTCATACCAGCAGCTCGACCGCGGTTAAAGCCGTCTTTAACGCCCTCTTTGTAGCCTATTGACCAGCCCACAATAAACCAGCCAATAGACGTGGCAATAACTACCACCGCTAATTCCAATATAGTAAACATTTTAGCTCCCGATTCTAGGGAACGACTTATTCGCTCCCTAGTTATAGGGTGAACTAAATGTCTGACAATTTCAAGCCTTACGCCTATTCAACGGCGTGTCGAATTGCTTAAAATTAAACTGTAAATCTCGTCAACCCGCTTTTCGAGCCGCGAAACTTGATCCTTTACGCTTGTCCCAGAATTAGGCTTGAGCTCGCTTAAATAGTATTTTACCAGGTGTCGAATAACCGCTGTAAATGCAGCTAAGAGCGTGACCATAGCCACGCCCATCGCCGCCCAATCGTTAGCGTTCACTCGCTTTAGCGCCGAACGTAACGTCTTTAGGATTCAGGTAACGCATTAGTAGCGGAACGACGCCAGCGAGAAACCCGTAGGCCAATTTCTTGGGATCCGTTTCGCCTGTCATGTAAACGGCTAACGCTCCCGCGAGCGCTGATCGTCCATAACTAGCAGCCATAGCCTTTAGCTCTTTCATTACTTTTCTCCTAACCCCAGAGCTTCGATTAGCTCTCGGACTTTTTTTGGACTTACGTTGATTTCAAAGTGCATTTCGTCAGCTCGATTCTTGTAGTCGCCGCCCCAGAATAAGCCGTACTTCTTAGCAAGTGCGCGAATCATTGGAACTTTCTCAGCTGGAAACGTTCCGATCTTTCCGAGAACGTGTTTCGTCGCGTTCAAGTCAACCGCTGTTCCCGACGCATGACACGAAAGACGATCAGTCGAATTCCTAACCATGCGAAACGCGTATCCCCAGTCGTCGAGCTGTCCGCCGTCAATCTTTTCGATTAGCTCGTTAAACTCTTTACAGAATCCGACAATCAAAGGTGCGACAGCTTCGGCGCAGCGAATCTTTAATTGAGTCCCTGGTATCGCGTAGGACTTAATTCCGATTTCGGCTTGATCCTTTGAAGCCGTCCACCCGTTATAGCTTGTTAAAGTCATGAGAGCAATAAAGCCGCTTCGTCGGCTGTGATACCGAGTTTAGTTAATAGTTCAGCTTTAGCGGTTTCTTTGTTTTCGAATTCTAAAACTTTGGCTAAATCCGCCAATTTGTTTTCAGCCCATGACTGAATAGTGGCTTCGTATTCTGTCGCTTCCATTTCTACGTAACCTGTTTCGTCGTCGCCAGTTTTAAGCGTTGGATATTCTGCCTTTAGTTCTTTGATTAGTTGCGCTTTAGTTGTCATTATGCTTTAGCCAATCCATAGATGGAAACTGTTCCTGTAATGTTGCCTGTTGATAACGATAAAATAAATCCATCAGCTGCTATTGCCGTATTATATTTAGCACCTAGAGCTAGTGGAACGGCTCTATTTGCTTCATATAATGTGCCGAAAATTTGCGGTGTATCAGAACTAACGACTTTATTTGTTGTTATGTTAAATCCCGTCGTTTCGCCTGTTGTATTTCCAACCTGTGACATATTGAAACTTGTTCCCGCCGATGTTGCGGTTGTTGTTAAAGTACCCGAATAACTGTATCCAAAATAAGCTCCGTACCATTGAGCGCCGCTCTGTGTAGCTGCTCCTACGCGCCATTGAAATTGTAAATTAGCGTTCGCACTCGTTCCGTAGATCTTATCCGCGACAATAATATAATTGTCATAGGTGCTTGTAAAAACGCTGTCGAAAGTTGTTGTCGTACTTGCGACAGCTGAGAAACTGGCACGCTTTACTAACGTCATGCCACTAGCGCCCATTGTTGCCCACTCTGGAGCTGTTGCTCCTGAATTAACTTTTAGCACTTGACCAGCTGTACCAATTCCTAAACGAACGGGAACTGTCGCGTTTCGATAAATAATGTCGCCCGCTGTTGTAACTGTTGACTTAGCAATTGCATTATTAGCTGTTGTATTGGCTGTATTTGCTAAATCGTAAGCTGATTTAGTAGCTGTCGGAGTTGAAGCTAATACGCTTGAAGTCGTCGAAGTTGAGTCGCTAAGTTGAACAACGCCTGACGCGCTTGTCGAAGCCGCGCTGACGCCAATAGTTACAGCGCCCGAAGTGCCGCCACCTGTAATCGGTGCGGTTACGTTAACGGCTGTTATGTCGCCTTGATCGTTAGGTATCCATGCGAAATCTAAATCTGTTGCACTTGCCTTAGACAGAATATAACCATTAGCGCCGCCTAATAGATCGGCAAAATCGGTATCGACCGCCTGACCGAATACCTCGAAATCAGCTGGTAAGTCGGTAACTAAGTCCGTCGGCGTTGGCATTTGCCAGCCGAAATTGCTTGTTGGATTTGTCATATTTTCTCCTTATGCCACGACTAACGCGGTTTCCCAAGTTAGTGCCCCAGTTATAGTATTCCACGATTCCGCGATGGAAACGTCTTGCCACTTCATAGCTTGTAAAGAATAACTAATCGGCGAAAGATTTAGCGTTACAGATATTTCATTATAGGCAGCCTTAAACGTCCAGCCCTCGACGAATCCTAGAAACGTTCCCGAAGCCATGTTAGGCGGTAAGTCACTTATTCGAAGCGGTAAGCCCATAAATACGTTAATAAGCGAATCTCGATCGCCATCGTCTAGCTCTGGATTTGTAAGCTGGTAAGTAATCGACGTGAAGTTCGCTTGCGGCGTAGCTCTTAGCGTTAGGTAAAAATCGGCTTGATCCTGAGCGTCCACCGCGTGTTTAACTGTGGTAGTTATGACCTGAGCTAAACGTC